ACTGGTCAATTTATTACGGTTACTGGTATTCCTTCATCAGGTAAATCAGATTTTGTAGATCAAATGTGTGTTGGTTATAATATGAATTATGGCTGGCGAACTGCTTTTGCATCTCCTGAGAATGCACCAACATATTTGCATGCTCATAAGTTAATGAGAAAAGTATGGCAAGATATGCCGAGATCATCGGATATTGGTTCAAGCAAATGGAAAGAAGTAGCTGAACACGTTAATGACAATTTCTTTTTTATTGATATGGAAAGATATACACTTGAATCTGTATTACGTAAAGGTGCAGAGCTGGTTAAACGTAAAGGTATTAAGTGTTTAGTTATAGACCCATTTAACAAGATTAGAGATGTAGATGCTAAGACTGAAGATGTAAACAGATATACAATGGAATACTTAACTAAGATTGAAACATTTGCAAAGAAGTTTGATGTCTTAGTGTTTATAGTAGCTCATCCAACTAAAATGTATAAAGATAGTAATGGTAAGATTGAAGAACCAACTATGTATAACATTAAAGGTGGAGGTGAATGGTATGATGCATCTTATCATGGTCTATTAGTTCATAGAGATTATGAAAACAAAACTGTTAAAGCAAAAGTTTTAAAAGTTAAGTTTCAGAATCTTGGTGAGAATGGGGCTGAAGCTCATTTTAAATGGGAACCAAAATCAGGGTGTTTTATACCACACGAAGTATTAGAGCCTGAAGAAGTAATGCCTTGGGAATAAATGAAAAGTTTATACAAAAGAAGAAAGAAAAACTATTTGCCGTCATATATGCCAACGCCTGAAGAACAGGAATGGAAATTGTTTTGCACAAGAAACAATATAAGGATATCCCCATGGGGCACGCCACAAGACGGACAATGGAAAATTTGTATAAACATAGGTCCATATAAGCGAGGAGAAAAATGTAACTTTGCTCCACACATATATGACAAACATACTTTATGGCCAGAGTATTATAAATTCTGTAAATATTATTATGATAAATATAAATGAACAATATAGGATATTAGTATCTGAGATACTTAATAGCGGCAAGCACAAGAATGATAGAACCGGAGTTGGTACATTATCAAAGTTTGGTTATACTATTAGACACGATATGGCATTAGGTTTTCCTTTGCTATACACAAAAAAAGTTTCTTTTAAAGCTGCTAAGGTTGAGCTTATGTGGATATTACAAGGCAGGACTGATTTAAAGTATTTAGAAGATAATGGTGTTAAATACTGGAGAGCAGATTATGAAAGGTCTGGTAGAACTGATGAAACATTAGGTCCAGTATACGGCAAGCAATGGCGAGACTTTAATGGTGTTGACCAGATGTATGATTTATCGTTACAGTTACATAATAATCCTAATTCAAGAAGAATGGTTGTATCAGCGTGGAATCCTGCTGATATGAAAGATATGGCTTTGCCACCGTGCCATTACGGCTTTCAAGTTTATGTAAACAATGGTAAGCTTGATTTAATGTGGCAGCAAAGATCAGTTGATGTATTCTTAGGTTTACCTTATGATATAGCTATGTATGGTTTATTATTAGAACTATTAGCTAAAGGTCATGGTTTAAAACCTGGTAAATTAATTGGTCAGCTTGGTGATTGTCATATTTATAATAATCATATTGACCAAGCAAAAATAATTATGTACAGAGATACCGAATATAGCGGCTATTTTTGTCCAGTATTACAGTTAGATACTATTGGTGTTTGTATTAATTCACAAAATGAAATTAATATTCCATCACTAGATAGTATGATATTGCATGGATATGAACACATGGGTGAAATAAAAGCCCCTTTAAACGTTGGAAAAAAATGACAGAAACTTATTATTTATATCACATTCCAGGTAAAAAAATCGGCGTTACACGTGATCTTAATAGAAGGGTTACGCTAACGCAGGGTTATAAGCCTGGAGAATACGAGGTTCTAGAATCTTCTTCAGATATTAATTATATATCTGATAGAGAAATAGAACTTCAAAAGTCTTATGGCTACAGAAAGGATCACAAACTTTATAAAAATTTATTTAAAATGAAAATAAACGTAACCGAACAAACCACAACATTCCCTGTACCTCTAACAAAATTAAAAGGTAGATTGCACGATCAGGTTGGTTTAAATTGGCAAACAGAATTTGGTAAAATTCATTTGTCAGCAGAACTAGCTGATTGGATAGCAAACAATGCTCATACGTCTATGTATAATAGTGAAAGAAGCTATGTATATAATAAAGCTTTATGGGAAGCATTCACGGATATGAATAGCTTTGAAAGCTTAGTCGACCAAGTGGAGACTAGAACATGGACATTTGATAATATAAGAACATGGGCAAAGGATAGAGGTTTGTATAAGAAAGGTAACAGTACAACACAATATGTTAAGCTTCAAGAAGAAGCTGGTGAATTAGCTAAAGCATTATTAAGTAATGATAAAGCTGAAATAAAAGATGCTATTGGAGATATTGTTGTAGTATTAACTAATTTAGCACACTTAGAAAAGTTAACAATAGAAGATTGTATCGATGCTGCTTACCAAGAAATATCAAACAGAACCGGTAAAATGATTAATGGAACATTTGTTAAAGATGAGAAAAAGAAGGACATATAAAAGAAAAAGAGGTCCTGTAGTTTCTAAAAAAGTTGAATACGATGGAATTACTTTTGCATCTGGCTTAGAAAAATATATGTATTGTGCTTTGAAAAAAGCAGGTATAAAAGCCAGTTACGAAGGTGAAACGTTTGTATTGTTAAATGGATTTCACTTTGATAATGAATGTTGGGAACGACAAGCTAACAGCAAAGGGTTATTTAAAAACAGAGGTGAGAAAAGAATCTTACCTATAAAGTATACACCAGATTTTATTGGCAAAAACTTTATAATTGAAACTAAAGGTAGACCTAACGAATCATTTCCAATGCGTTGGAAATTGTTTAAAAAATTAGTTATGCAGCAGTTCCCAAGCTATACATTATTTAAACCACAAAATCAAAAAGAATGCGATCGCGTAATAGAAATAATACAGAATCAGCCAAGCATTTAGCTAGACGAAAGTATAAAGAACGAAAGATCGATACATTCATCAAATGGTCGTTAGCGACTCGTGGTTCTTTAAAATGGAAAGATTTGGAATTTATACATAATAAATATAACGTTAAATGTTATGGCTAAAAAAATAAATATATATCAATATATAAAAAAATCAAAAACAAAAAGACCTGGTGTTCATGCCAAGTCTAAATCAAGTAATTTAAAATCAAGTAAAAACTATGTCAAACAATACAGAGGACAAGGCAGATAAGAATTGGTCAATGGCATTAGGTGTATATCCAGGTATATTATTTGGAGTAAGAACCTATCACGGACCAACACATTCTCAAACTGTAATTTATCTACCTTTTGTAGACCTCGCAATAGAATGGGAAAATTAATATGAATGTACCTTTATTTACAGAAAGAATACCATATAAGCCTTTTGAATACCCAGAGTATTATAATGAAGGTTGGTTAAAACAAGCTCAAGCTTTTTGGTTACACACAGAAATACCAATGAGCGGTGACGTTAAAGATTGGAAAGAAAAACTAAATGATAAAGAAAAAAACCTTGTTGGAAACATACTACTTGGCTTCGCACAGACCGAATGCGCTGTCTCCGACTACTGGACGCAAAAAGTTGTATCTTGGTTCCCGAAGCATGAGATACAACAAATGGCAATGATGTTTGGAAGTCAAGAGACTATCCACGCAGTTGCATATAGTTATTTGAATGAAACCTTAGGTCTTGAAGACTATGAGGCTTTCTTACATGAGCCTGCTACAGCAAAAAGATTTGAAAACTTAGTTGCTTATGAAGGTAATGACCCTGTAGGGATTGGCAAAAGTCTTGCAACATTTTCTGCATTTGCTGAAGGTGTATCTTTATATTCTGCATTTGCAGTATTATATTCTTTTCAAATGAGGAATATGCTTAAAGGTATTGGTCAACAAATGAAATGGTCTGTAAGAGATGAATCATTACACAGTAAAATGGGATGTCAATTGTTCAGACATATGTGTTCACAAATTCCTGGATTAAAAGAAGAATGTGAGCCACATATATTTGAAGCTGCATTAGAAATGCACAACGCTGAAATGACTTACATTAGTAAGATGTTTGAAGCGGGGGATATTGAAAATTTAACAGCTTATGATCTTAAACACTTCATCAAAAAAAGAGTTGGTGACAAAATTGCAGAATTGGGTTACACAAGTAAAAAGTATAAACAATGGGACTTCACGTTTTACGATGAAGCAGCGGTTAATCGCATGGCTTGGTTTGACCATCTTACCGGGGGCCATACTCATACTGACTTTTTCGCTGTTAGGCCAACTGATTACTCAAAAGCAAACGAAGGAGAAGACTTTGAAGACATTTGGTAATGAAAAGAAAAATTTTAAAACTAATAGCAACAACTAAAAGACTGACGCCACTTGAAAAAATGTCTACTCGTATTGGATATATGGGTGCAGGTTTTCTTGTGGCTGCACAGTGGACAATTGAACCAATGCTATACATTGCAGGCTTTATTTGTGTAATGGTACAAACTGCTGCACGTAAACAATGGAACTTAGTAGCATTAAATATAAACGGTTTGATTGCTTGGATATCACATTTAATTAAATAATATGGGAGTACAAAAAAATATTAAAAAACTGCAAGAGCAGAATGAAATATTGGGTGGCGCTTTAACTAGAGCATTAAAAGAATTAGATGCTTTAAAAACATTGGCTCAAGGAACACTCACAGCCTTTCAATTACATATTGGAGAAGATGAGTGGAATAAATTAGTAGAAGAACTTAAAGAATTAGAAAAAAGAGATGTGGAACAACAATTGGAAAAAGGGGACTGATTATCCTAGCTGGGGTGATACAGACGTATATAAGAAAACAATAGCTGGTGGCTATTTAGTTAATGGTGAAACACCAAAAGATGCTTATATGCGTGTTTGTACAGCTGTATCAAAACGTTTAAATCGCCCAGAACTAACTGAAACTTTCTTTGAATATATATGGAAGGGTTGGCTATGCTTAGCGTCTCCTGTGCTGTCTAATACAGGTACAGATCGAGGTCTACCTATATCATGCTTTGGTATAGATGTTGGCGATTCGATATATGAGATTGGTATGAAAAATCTCGAGATGATGCTACTTGCAAAACACGGCGGCGGAGTTGGTATCGGAGTAAATATGATTAGACCCGCCGGAGCTAATATAACTGGAAATGGAACATCTGATGGAACTGTGCCGTTTTGTAAAATTTACGATAGCACTATACTTGCCACGAATCAAGGATCTGTCCGAAGAGGAGCTGCAAGCGTTAACATTAATATTGACCACCCCGACTTTGAAGAGTGGTTGGAAATACGTGAACCTAAAGGAGACATTAATCGTCAGTCGCTCAACCTACACCAGTGTGCTGTGGTCGGCGATAAATTCATGCGAAAACTTGATACAGGTGATAAGAATGCAAGAAGATTATGGGGAAAGCTATTACAAAAGCGAAAAGCAACTGGAGAGCCTTATATTTTATTTAAGGGAAATACAAACAAAAATAATCCAGATGCATACAGAAAGCATGGCTTAAAAGTTCACATGACAAACATATGTAGCGAGATAACATTACACACTGATGAATCTCATTCATTTGTTTGCTGTCTATCATCATTAAATTTAGCCAAATATGATGAATGGAAAAACACTAATCTAATATATGATAGTATATGGTTTTTAGATGGCGTGTTAGAAGAGTTTATACAAAAATCAAAAGGTAAAGTTGGCTTTCATAATTCTGTAAGATCTGCTGAAAAAGGTAGAGCATTAGGATTAGGAGTTCTTGGATGGCATACATATTTACAAGAACAAGGATTACCGTTTGAAGGATTATTATCACAATATGAAAC